CCGACAAGTTCGCCCACTTTTGTCACCCCCCCGGGTGGGGTCACAGATACAAGCATGGATCCCAACATCTCCCCGCAGCTGGAACCGCTGACCGTCCCTCTGGACAACATCGAACTCCTGAAGGGCAACCCGCGTCAGGGAAACGTCCAAGCGGTCGCCAAGAGCTACGAGACCTTCGGCCAGCTGAAACCGATCGTGGTGAGGCGGACAGGTGAGAACGAGCACGGCCCGATCGGGACTGTGATCGCCGGCAACCATCAGTTGCAAGCGGCCCGGCAGTTGGGCTGGGATCGGATCGCCGCCGTCTTCGTAGAACACGACGATGGCACCGCGAAAGCATACGCTCTCGCGGACAACCGGACGGCGGAGCTCGGTGGGTACGACAAAGAAGCTCTCGCGGCGCTGATCCAGCAGGTGCAAGCAGAGACGGAGCTGCTCGCTGCGACCGGGTGGACGGAAGGCGACCTGGCGGAGATCCTCGCAGAAACGCACAAGCCGGATCCCAAGATCACCGACCAGGTGCCGGAACCACCGATCAAGGTGGTCTCGAAGCCGGGAGACGTGTGGGAGCTCGGGCGGCACCGGCTGATCTGCGGAGACAGCACGGACGCCAAGACCTACGACAAGCTGATGAAGAAAGAGAAGGCCGACATGCTTCTGACCGACCCGCCGTGGAACGTCAACATCGGTGAGAAGGACAGCAAAGGCCGAGGGATCCTGAACGACCACATGAACAAAAGCGACTGGGAAACCTTCGTCCACGGATTCACGACACGCTTCAAGGAGCGGACAAAGCCGGGCGCGCCCGCCTATGTCGTGATGGGCGCGAACGAATGGCCGTCGGTCGACCGGGCGATGCGGGCCGCAGGGTTCCATTGGAGCGCAACCATCATCTGGGTGAAGGACCGGCTCGTCCTCGGACGCCGGGACTACCACAGCCAGTACGAACCGATCTGGAACGGACACAACGGTCCGATGGATCCGATCTGGTACGGCTGGAACGATAACGCAGCACGGCTCGCCGCAGTCCTCGACCGCACGCAGAGCGACGTCTGGCTGGTCGATCGTCCGACGAAGAGCGAACTGCATCCGACCACGAAGCCGATCGAGCTGCTCACCAGAGCGATCGAGAACAGCGTGAAATACGGAGGCATGGTCCTCGATCCGTTCGGTGGATCCGGAAGCACGCTGATGGCATGCGAGGCAACCGGGCGAACCTGCAGGACCATCGAACTGGACCCGAAGTATTGCGACATCATTGCCCGACGCTGGCAGGAGGCGACCGGGAACCTGCCGAAACTAAACGGAACAGAACTGGACCTCACCCCGAACTTCGGAGAAGGCGATGAGGTCCCAAGACCGGATCAGACAGAATGAGTACCCCGGGACCGAAGCCGAAGCCAACACATCTGCGGATCGTCCAGGGTGAACGAAAGGACCGGATCAACACAGCGGAGCCGACGCCGTCTGCGAAACCGCCGCGTGCACCGGCATGGCTTTCCGATGACGCGAAAAAGGTCTGGCGAAGAACGGTCGCGCAGCTCAAAGAGATGGGGATCGCCAGCGAAGCGGACACAGACATTCTCGCCGCCTACTGCACCGCCGTGGTGAACCTGCAGCGAGCGACGGAGATTGTGGATCGAACAGGAATCATGGTCAAAGGCCGCCGGGACGGAGTCGTCAAAAATCCCGCCGTCCAGATCCAGAGAGACGCAGCCCAGCTGGTCGCACGGCTCGGAGCGGAGTTCGGACTCACCCCAAGCAGTCGAAGCAGAGTAAGGAGCACCGATGCAGGATCAGACATCGGAGATCTCCTGGACTGAACCTGCCTACACCAGCGCCGGAAAGCAGATACCACCCGGAGCCTACTACGACGAAGAAGCAGCGGACCGGGCGGTCAAGTTTTTCGGCCTGCTTCACCTGGTGGAGGGCGAGCACGCCGGAGAGAAGTTCGAGCTGATGCCGTGGATGGAATACGAAATCATCCGGCCGCTTTTCGGGTACAAGCGTGCAGATGGCCGCCGGCTCTACCGAACCATGTGGCTCGAGGTCCCCAGGAAAAATGCGAAGACGACGCTCGCAGCCGGACTCGCGATATACGGACTGATCGCCGATCGGGAAGCGGGCGCGCAAATCTACATCGGCGCCCGGGATCGCCCGCAGGCGCGCCTGTGTTTCGACCTGGCGAAGAGGATGATAGAGGCTTCCCCGCACATCAGCAGCCGGTGCAAAACCCACCGCAGCTACATCCAGACGCAGAAGGGCGGCAACGTCCTGCGAGCGCTGTCCGGAGACGCACCCGGCCAGCACGGTCTGAACGCACACTTTGCGATCCTCGATGAGGTCCACGTCCACAAAAGCAGAGAGTTGTGGGACGTTCTGAGCAGCAGTGTCGGCGCACGAAGGCAGCCGCTCATCATCGGCATCACGACGGCGGGCGTCTACGATCCGCATTCCATCGCCTGGGAGCAGCACGCATACGCAATCAAGGTCGCAGCCGAGGAGGTTGAGGACCCGAGCTACTTGGCGGTCATCTACAACGCCGGGTCGGACGACGCGCCGTGGGACGAGCCGGAAAGCTGGGAGAAAGCGAACCCGTCGCTCGGCCAAACGATCAGCCGAGAGTTTCTGGAAGAGGAAGCGCGGAGAGCGAAGGTGTCGCCCGCGCGCCAAACGACCTTCGCGCAGCTCTACCTGAACAAGTGGACCCGAGAAGTCCAGAGATGGCTGGACATGAAAGCTTGGGACGCATGCGCAGGAGAACCGATCGACGCCCAAGAGATGGAAGGCCGCAGATGCTACATCGGCCTCGACCTGTCCAGCACCACGGACGTCTCCGCAGCGGTAGCACTTTTCCCGGAGGACGACAAAACCTTCACTGTCCTCCCTACATTTTGGCTACCGGAAGCCGACCTCGCCGAACGCGAACGCCGGGACCGGCTGCCATACAGAGACTGGGCCGCCGCCGGGCACCTGCACCTGACGCCAGGAAACGTCGTCGACTACAACTTCATCCGCGCCTGGCTCACCGACTTTGCCGACAAGCATCACATCATCGAGCTCGCATACGACCCCTGGAATGCGACCGGGCTGGTCACCGACCTGATGGAAGCAGGAATGACCTGCGTGCCAACCCGCCAGGGTTTTGCGACGATGAGCGCGCCGACCAAAGAACTGGAACGACTGGTGATGTCGCAAGCAATCAGGCACGGAGGACACCCCGTCTTGCGGGCTCACGTCGATGCGGCACGGGTGAAGGCGGACCCAGCTGGTAATGTCAAGCCGGACAAGTCCAGCAGCGCGGCACGAATCGACGGAACGGTAGCGACGGTGATGGCTCTCAACAGCGCGATGCTGAAAGCCGGAGGGCCGGGCCGCAGCGTCTACGAGGACAGAGGGATCGAGTTCGCATGAGCAGCATCACCACAGAGCTGAAGACGGTCGGAACCGCTGCGGTCCGTCTCGCCCGCGTCGACGACGTCGCCTCCGCCGGGAAAGACGGCAGGGTGACCTACGAAATCCACAACGGATCCGGATCTACAGTCTACATGGGCGGACCGGCCGTGACGGTCGAGAACGGGATGCCGCTGCCTGCAGGCGCATCCAGGACGCTCGCACTTCCGCTGTACGGCGAAGCCTACGGGATCGCCGCCGAAGAGGGCCTGACGGTCCGCGTGATGAAGGTGCCATGATGGACAGCTCATATTTCGCTCCAGGAACCGGAGGATCCGGCGTGACCGCACTCAACGGATTGACTGACGTCGACGCCGACGCGCCGAACGACAACGACCTTCTCGTATACAACGCCGGAACCGGCAACTGGGAAGCAGAAGCTCCTGCCGCGCCCGTCGAGCAGGTCGTCGGCCTGTTCGAGACGCAGACGCCCGTCATCGGCAACTACCACCACCCGAAGGGCGTCTCTTGGCTCGGTCAGCAAAACTTCGGTCTCGCGACCGCGTCGCCGCTCATCTTCGACGCGGACGCGAGCATCTCCAAGCTCGGCATCAACGTGCCCTTCAACCCGCCCATCGCCGCAGGCGGCAACGCCGAAGGCGTCGAGCTGCGACTTTTCATCTACGAGGCGAACGAGGCCGGCCTGCCCGCCACGCTCGTGACCGGATCCGAGAAGTTGCGCATCGCGCCGCCCGATTACGTCAGCCCGCCCGCAGGCGCTTTCACCTCACAGAACGGGATGCTCTCATGGACGTTGCCTTCGGCGGTGACGCTGACGGCGGGCACCCGGTATTGGATCGGCGGAGCCGTGCAGTCCGTCCAGGATCCCTACGGCGGCGGGCAGCCGCCGGTGCTCTCATTCGGTCAGCATTCCGGCATCGGCGTCAGCCCCACAGGTGAGGACGGGATCCCCGAAAGCGCGACCGCCTTCTTCGGCGCACTCTCGTCCGTCTGGATGCAGCAGGCCCTCAACAACGAGAGCTGGACGATGGCCTCCGCACTTCCGGCCACCATCACCCCGGGCGGCGGGATCGTGAGCGGACACGGCGCCGGGCTCTTCGTCGCCGCCCTGGTCGCCGCACCGGGCAGCTGATGCTGACCGGCTACCGGAAGCTCGCAATCCGGAAGCGGGTGCTGATCAACCTCGACACCGGGCGCGCCGTCCGAGGCATTCTGATGTCGCAGCGCGGCGCGCTCCTGGAAGTGCGTGACCCCGAGGTCATTGAGCCAGGACTGAATCCACAGCCAGCCAGCGGGACCATTCTCATCGAGCGGGCACGGATCGAGTTTATACAGACGCTTGGAGACTGATCGTGGCCATCATCGAGAACTTGGACGGCCTGGTCACCACCTCGGCGCCGAATCTCTACGGAGGAAGCGTCGCGACCACGTTGCCGCTGTACAACGGGCGCCGCGCAGACTACGCAGCGATCTACCGCACGCAGCATGAGGTGCGGATGGTGGTCGACTTCCTCGCGCGGAACATCGCGCAGGTGCCGCTGCACGCATACAGGATGGAGGACGACGGCGGCCGAGACCGGGTGCGCGGCACGCCGCTCGCCCGCACGCTGACGCGGCCCGATCCCGACAGCACTCTCAGCGCCTGGGTAGAAGCGCTCGTGAAGGACCTGGCGATATACGACGAAGCTTTTCGAATCAAGGTCGCCGGACCGGACGGACGCATCGCCCTGGTCCGGGTGCCGGTGCCGCTGGTGGAGGTCTTCGGCAACAGCATGCTGGCGCCGGAAGGGTACAGGATCAGCGGCAACAAGGGCGCCATCGAATACGAAGTCGATCAGGTGATCCACTTCCACGGCTACAACCCGTTGGATCTGCGGCGCGGTCTCAGCCCGCTGGAGGCGTTGCGCCAGCTGATCGCCGAGCAGGTCGCCGCCGCCGAACACCGGGAAGGACTGTGGAAGCGCGGCGCCCGCGCCTCGCTCGTCATCGAACGGCCCGCGACTTCGCCGCAGTGGAGCGAAGCGGCCCGCGAGCGTTTCCGCGCAGACTGGGAAGCCAGCTACACCGGAGACGCCGCATCCGGAAAGACCGCTGTCCTGGAGGAGGGCATGACAGCGAAGCCGCTGGAAACCTTCTCGCCACGCGACGCGCAGTACCTGGAGGTCAGCCAGCTCTCCAGGGAGATCGTCGCATCCACATACGGCATCCCGCTCGGGCTCCTCGGCCTCGGGCAAGCCAACTATTCCAGCCTGACCGAGCAGCACCGCCAGCTCTACCAGGACAGCCTCGCGCCGTGGCTCACGAAGATCGAGCAGGTCCTCTCGGCGCAGATGCTGCCGGACTTCGACGAGACGGACGAAAACACCTACCTGGAGTTCCAACTCGCCGACAAACTTCGAGGCTCCTTCGAGGAGCAGGCCGCCGTGCTGCAGGCGTCGGTGGGCGCGCCATATCTGACTCGGAACGAAGCGCGGGCGCGTCTCAACCTGCCGAGCGTCGATGGCGCGGACGACTTGGTGGTGCCGCTGAACGTTCTCGTCGGCGGGCTCGCATCCCCGCAGGACACCGCCCGCCCTCAGGACAGGCCAGTGGGCACGGCGTCCGCACCCGAACCGCAGAAAAAGCAAGCGGTGGATCCGGACGAGCTGGAACGGTACGCCCGCATCCGCAACCGCGCATCCGAGCGCATCAACAACACGATCCTCGCCGCGCTGGAACGGCAAGGACGTTCGGTGCGATCCCGTCTTGGAGCGCAGACGAAGACCGCGAACGGAGCGAAGGCGGAGGTCGGCGACCTGTTCGACCGGGAGAGATTCGACCGAGAGTTGGCCGGTGACTTGCGGCCCGAACTGGTGCGCGCAGCGGAGGACGCCGCCGCGACCGTCGGCGACTGGGACGCCACCAACGCCACCGAATGGTTCGACGCGGTCGCGTCCGCGACAGCAGAAGCGATGAACGACACGATGTCGAATCGGATTGGCAGTGCCCTGGACGAGGAGGATGCGACCGGAGCGGTCGCCAACATCTACGAGACCCTGCGAGACAACGAAGCGGTGCTGGCCGGAATGACGCTGGCGGCGGCGACGTTCAACTTCGGAAGAGCCGAAGCAGCGCAGGCCTCCGGACGGCGGACCAAGACGTGGCTGACCACCTCGCAGAATCCCCGCAGCGAGCACGCGTCCCTCTCGGGCGTCACCGTCGGCATAGGAGAGCTTTTTCCCAACGGCGCGAAGTGGCCAGGCGACCCGGCGCTTCCGCTGGATCAGCGCGCGAACTGCCAGTGCATCGTCGACTTCAACCGAGGCCTCTGATGCCCTACTATATCACGAACGAGAACCCCGACTGCAACGGATGGGCAGTGGAGAAGGACGACGGCGAGGTCATCGGATGCCACCGCACCCGCCAGGAAGCGATCGATCAGATGGTCGCTGTCAGCATAGAGGAGGACATCGAACCGGGCGGCGAACGTGCCGCCGGCGCCAAGAATAACCTGCCGACGAATGCCAGAATGCGCCGCGCCGCCGCCGAAGGTCTGCGGCTCCGCGAAGAGTACGGGCGAGGAGGAACTTCGGTCGGCGCGGGCACCGCCCGCCGGATCGTCGACAATCGCGTAGATCTCGATCTCGCGGTCAAAATGCGCGCCTACTTCGCCCGGCACGAGGTCGACCGGGCCGCGCCCGGATTCCGACGCGGATCCGAGGAATGGCCTTCCAATGGTTTCATTGCCTGGCAGCTGTGGGGAGGCGACGCCGGATGGGACTGGGCGAAGCGTCAGGTGGCCGCCGCCGAACGGCGTGGGGAACGCGGCACAGATCCGACAGAGAAGGAGCACGCCAACATGCAGGTCAAGACTTTCGCCGCCGACATCAAGGTCGCACCGGCTGCCAAGAACGACACCGGCCCGGGAGAGTTCACCGCCGTCGTCTCGGTCTTCGAGAACACCGATCTGGCAGGAGACCGGGTGAAGCGCGGAGCGTTCGCCGACAGTCTCCGCAGCTACCAGGAGAAGGGCCGCAGCATCCCGATCGTGTGGAACCACGACTGGGGAAGCGCCGAGTCCTTCATCGGCAAAGCGGTCACAGCGGAGGAGACGGACGAAGGCTTGGTCGTGCGCGGCACCTTCTTCGACACCCCCCGCGCCCAGCAGGTCCGCACCCTGCTCGCCGAGCGGGTCGTCAGCGAGTTCAGCTTCGCCTACGACATTCTCGACGAGGAGAAGTCGGTCGACGGGGTGAACGAACTTCGCAAGCTCCACATTCTGGAAGCCGGACCGACGCTGAAAGGAGCGAACCCCGCCACACGCCTCATCGAGGCCAAGACGGACGCGACGCTTGCCGAAGCCCCGGCATCGGTTACGGGTCCCGACCGGATGCTGGAACAGCTGGCTGAGGCAGCAGAAATCCTCGACCAGATGACTTCCAGGATCCGGACAGCAGCCGAGCCTGTCAAGGCGGAGGAGCCGGAACCCCCGGCCAACGCCGAGGAGCAGGGAATGGATGCCGCAGTAGCGCTCGCGCTCGTAGAGCTGAGCGACACCGACAACTAAACCCCGATCCTCACGAAGGAGCACATAAACATGAAGGACCTGATGAAGCAGGCGCGCGAGATCGCTGAGACCGCCGCCGCCGAGGGCCGCGCCCTCACCGACGACGAGCGTGCGACGGTCGAGCAGGCCGTTGCCGGTGCGAAGGCGATGAAGGCCGACGCCGAGCTGCGCAAGGCCGTCGCCGAAATGGGTGAAGCGCTCGCCGAGACGAAGCCCGAGGTGTCCGAGAAGGCCGCGCCGCGCACCGCTGGTGAGCGCCTCCTCGCCGACCCCTCGTTCAAGGCGTGGCGGGACGGCATCACCTCGAACGGGACGCCCGACCCCAAGTCCATGACCAACAGCCCGACCGTCTCCATCGGCGGCTTCAAGGCGACGATCCTGGGCGGTGACGACTCCACCGGAGCCGGCACCCTGTTCCAGGACGACCGCTACGAGCCGATCACCCAGGCATACGCCCGCGAGCTCACCGCCGTCGACCTGGTCACCGTCGGCTCCACCGACTCGGACGTCGTGGAGTTCGCTCGGGTCCGTCGCCTCGGCTCCGGCTCCACGAACGCCGCGGCTCCGACCGCCGAGGGCGACCTCTCCCCGGAGAGCACCGTCCAGTTCGAGAAGGAGTCGGTGGCCGTCCGTGACATCCGCACCTTCATCCCGGCGACGACCCGGGCGCTGGCGGACGCGGCGCAGCTGCAGACGATCGTCAACGGGTTCCTGTCCTACTCCATCGCGGAGGAGGTCGAGGATCAGCTCATCTCCGGCGACGGCACTGGCGAGAACTGGCTCGGGCTCCTGAACGTCTCCGGCACGCAGGCGCAGACGTTCGACACCGACTCGGTCGCCACGCTCCGCAAGGCGATCCGGAAGGTCCGGACGGTCGGCAACGCGCGCCCGACGGCGGTCCTGGTCTCGCCCGAGGACAACGAGCAGCTGGACCTGCTCTCCGCGCCGAGCACGGACTTCCTGTTCGGTGGCCCGGCCGGCGTCGCCACCCCCACCGTGTGGGGACTTCCCCGGGTCGAGTGCCAGGCGCTTCCGTCCGGAACCGCGATCGTCGCGGACTTCAGGACGGTCGCCTTGTGGCAGCGCCAGGCGGTCACCCTCGCGGTGTACCCGCAGCACAGCGACTTCGCCATCCGTGGGATGGTCGCTTTCGCTGCGACGGCGCGCGCGGCGCTCGGAGTCCTCAACCCCGAAGCGGTCTGCATCGTGGACCTCACGTCCGGCAGCTGATCCCGGAAGCACCGCGCACGGACGCGCCCGGCCCACTAAGACGGGCCGGGCGCAGTCCGTTGCGCGGGCACGGATGAGGCCAGCGACAGGAGCTGACATGAGGGACATGGTGACGGTGGAGGTGGAGCCGGAGGTGTGGCTGCGGATGACACGCAAAGAAGCCGAGAAGCGCGGATATCCTTTGCATGCAGAAGGTACGAAGAAAGCGACGCCGACCCGCAAGAAGGCGACGAACAAGAAGGCGGACGCCGATGGATGACCTGGCCACATTGGAAGAGCTCGCCACGTTTCTCGGACGCGAGCTCACGCCATCCGGATCCGGAGAGCCGGCGACTGCAGAAGAGCAGGCGTTGGAAATCGCCTCATCGACGGTCCGCGCCTACCTGCGACACCACGTCAGCCGCCAGGAGGAACAGTTCAGGCTGGACGGACACGGCACCGTCCAGGTCAGGGTCCCGGTCTTTCCGATGATTGACGTCACCTCGGTCACCGTCTCCGGCGAGCTCCTTCCGGCCGCCTCATACGCCTGGTCGACGAACGGGTACATCAACCGCATCGACGACCTCACCTTCCCGCACCTGCCCGGATCCGTCGTCGTCGTCGCCGACGGAGGCTACGACACGATCCCGCCCGTGATCGTCGGCGCAGTGCTCGGGCTCGCCGCCCGCCTGGTCGACGGATCCGCAAGCGTCAAGCAGGAGACGATCGGCGCCTACTCCGTCACCTACGCGAACCCGCAGCCCACATTGCACGCCGCCGAGATGATGGCTCTCGAACCGTTTAGGCTCTGACATGGATCGTCTTCTGAACCGGCTCGTCGAGGTGCAGCGGCAGCAGGCGGGCACCGACCGCTACGGCAACAGCGCAGGAGACTGGGCAAAGGTAGCAGACATCCGCGCACGCATCGAAGAGAATCCCGGATCCGAGAATGTGGACGACCAAGAGTCGACACAGGAGACCGCGCGCATGTGGACAAGATCCGCGATCGTAGCGCACGCGGATCGGATCGTCTCCGGCGCGGAGACTTGGGAGGTGGCTGCGGAGCCGATGCGCCGAGAACGCGCCATCGGCGTACACCACTACGAGATCCAGTTGAGAAGGTGGGAGCCGTGAGCCAGGCATACGAGTTCAAGCGCTTCGACTTCGACAGCGTCTGGGAAGCGATCGGACGATCGACGGCGATGCGGGACGCGGTCGGAAGAATAGCATCCGAGGTGCAGCAGGAAGCTGAATCGAACGCAACCCGGGACGCCTTCGATGAAGGCTACTACCGAGACGAGTTCGATTCCGGAGTCTCGTCCGGAGCAGCAGTGCGCCGGCTCTTCCTCGGCAAGGCGGGCACCCGCCGCAACCGCGCACGGCGCGGACAGAAAGGAACGAACCGGCTGCTGGAAGGAACCGCCGAGATCGTCTCCGGCGATCCGCAGGGTTCCGGCTACGGCGGCGCGGTCGGGTACGTGACCAACGCAGACTTCAAAGCGCTGTGGATCGAATACGGCAGCATCGCGAAAGGCCCGCGCTTCATTCTCACGAAAGCGGCGGAGACGGTGGCCCGGCGCAGGCGCGCAGCATTCGAACGCCTCTACGCGGAGACGCACGAGCAGAACCGATCCGAGCTGGCCCGACGGATCAGCGCCGGAAAGAGAAGACGATGAGACTGCCTGACGTCGAAGCGATGCTGGTCGAGCATCTGAACAGCGCGCCCGGCGTGACCGAACTGGCAGGCGCCGGAAAAGTGTCGACCGAAATGCCCGCCGACCCGCAGCTGCCACGCATCCGAGTCACCCTCACCGGAGGATCGCCACAGATTCCAGGCTGGCTGCATGCGCCGCGCGTCAACCTGGAAGCTTTCGCGGAGACGAAAGCGGAGGCGTTCGATCTCATCGCCGCAGCGGTGGAAGCCGCAGAAGCGCTGACCGACACCATAGCCGGCGGCATGGTGATCAACCTGTGCGAGCAGGAGACCGGGCTCAGCTGGTCCCCGGACCCCTTCACCGACACGCCAAGATATCTGGTCGGCCTCGTGCTCTTCGTGCACCCGGACCCCTACGCAGGATTCGGTCTGTCACAGTTCGGTCTGAACCCCTTCGGAGAATAGCATGACAACCACCCCGAACCACAACCTCCCGCTTCCCCCCGACGGCCAGCGCCCGTGGGGAGACGACTACCGGACGGCGATGAACACCATCGACAGCCGGCTGCCGAAGGTCGGCGGATCCATGTATGCGGAAGCGAACGTCGCCGCGACCACCATCGCCGAGACCGGGACAGCGGTGAAGGCGAACATCGAAACCTTCGCCGGGCCGCCGTGCCCATGCACGGCGCACACGCAGAACCGGCTGACACTGAACCTACCGGAAGGTCCCGGACGCATCGTGGTCGTCGTCTCGTCCTTCTCGGTGACGGCGGGGAACAACAAGACGATCCGCGTCGAGCTGCGCAAGAACGGCAACCCAATCCCCGGCGGCCTGATGCGGGTGCGGAAGGGTGGCGGCGGCATCGGCGAACACGGCGCCATCGCTATGGCCGTCACGCTCGCCGACGGCGACTACCTGGAAGTCTGGGTCGCAAACGAGACGGACACCACGAGCGTCACCTTCACCGAGATGACGCTGGCGATGCGCGGCTGACTTGCCGGGTCCCCGGACCCGGTTACAGGTAACCACAGAACCTACCCCGGAGACACTAAATGTCGAATGACGCCACGCAGATCGTCGTCGGAAGCGGCGGAGCGATCTACATCGCGCCCGAAATCTCGAACCCATCGCTTCCCACCAGCGTGAACGCGACGCTGTCCTCCTTCTCCGAGATGGGCTACATCTCCGAGGAAGGCATTTCCGCCTCATTCGGCGTCGAGGTGGCGGACATCGCCGCCTTCCAGAGCCTCCTGCCTGTGCGCCGGGTGGTGACCGGACGCACCGCCGACATCTCCTTCACGATGCGCCAGTGGAACGCGGGCACTTTCGCGGTCGCGCTCGGCGGAGGATCGTACGAGCTCACCGCGTCTGGCGACTATCGCTTCAACCCCCCGGAAGACGGCGACGCCCTCCAGGAACTGACCGCCGTCGTCGAATGGCAGGACGGCACGAAAAAGTACCGGCTCGTGATCCCCCGATGCGTGATCGTCGAGAACGTCGAGACGTCGATCGTCCGAGACGCTGCCGCCGACCTCCCGGTCACCCTCAGCGTCCTTGGGGTCGAAGGCCAGGACGCCTGGTACATGATCACTGACGACCCGGCCTTCGACACCGGCCTCGGCTCGTGACCAAGCGGCACTTCGACCTCGATGCGGTGAGGGCCGCCCGAGCAGAGGCGCAGGCCGAAGCTCCGGCTGTCACCTTCGGCGGCAAGGAATACCAGCTGCCCACCGAAATGCCATGGGCTGTCGTGGAGGCGGCAGCCTCCGGAGACGCGACCGGAGTGGTCGAAGCGGTGAAGGCGCTGCTCGGCGACCAGTGGGAAGACTTTGCGTCGCACGGCCTTTCGGTCGCCGACATGATAGACCTGATGGAGCACATCGGCGCGCTGTATGGCGGTGAGCCGGGAAAATCTTCGGAGTAGTCCCGGTCGTCCACGAGCACTACGAAGCGCTCGAAGCGGACTGGCAGCACTACTACAGCAGAGATCTGGCCGAGGATCTGTGGGGACCGCGCCCGATTTCGGCCCGCAAACTTTCGGCCATGTTGCGGTGGCTGCCACCAGACGCGGCGCTCTGGAGATCGCAAGGCAGCGCATGGGGGATGGAGACCGAACTCCTTGCCGTCCAAACGGAGATCCTGGACGCATTGATGACCTCGTACGCCCGGGTGCATTCCAAGAAAGGAAGCGGGCCGAAGAAGGATCCACTGCGGATCCCAAGACCGTGGGACCGCGCCGCCGCTAAGCAGCCAAGTCAGGGCACGACTCTCGGAGAGCTCCTCGCGAAAAGCGGGATGCGAATCATCCGGGCGGAGTAGGCATGGCAGGCGTCGAAGCAGGACTGATCAACATTCTGATCGGCCCGAAGCTCACAGACAACTTCGGCCGTGACCTCGAAGGCCAGCTGAACGGCGATCTCAAGAACACGGGCCGCCGCACCGCGCAAGCCTTCCTCTCCGACTTCGGTCAGACAGTCACCCGAGCCGGCAAAGGTCTGACCGCAGCAGTTTCCGCGCCGCTGATCGCCGCCGCGACCGTCGCAGTCCGATCGGCACGCGAGGTGCAATCCGGCCTCGCCGAGGTGGTTACCCTCACAGGCGAAACCGGAGAAGAAGCACGCCGCACCATCGAAGCGCTGTCGGGAGAGGTGGCAGGACTTTCCGACGAGCTCGGGGTCGCGCAGACGGAAATCATCTCCGGCCTCTACCAGGCCATCTCCGCCGGAGTCCCCAGGGAGAACGCCTTCGACTTTCTGCGCACCGCATCCCAGGCAGCCATCGCCGGGGTCACCGACATCGAGACGGCGGTCGACGGGCTCACGACCACCCTCAACGCATTCGGACTTCCGGCCACCGAAGCCGGTGCGGTCGCCGACTCTCTCTTCGCCGCAGTCCGAGCAGGTAAGACCGACTTCGAACAGCTGAGCCGATCGCTCTTCAACGTCGCACCAGCAGCAGCAGCGGCCGGGCTGGACTTCCGTGAGATCAACGCCGCCATCTCCACACTGACCGCATCGGGCACGCCGACCTCCGTCGCCACCACACAGATCCGCGCGGCCCTCGTAGGACTGCAGAGACCGACCGAAGACCTGCAGGAGATTTTCAGCGGCCTCGGCTTCGAGTCCCGCGCCGCCGCCATCGAGCAGCTCGGCCTGCAGGGATCGCTGGAAGCAGTCTTCGAAGCGGCCGCAGGCGACCAAGGCGTTCTGCAGCAGCTGCTCGGATCGGTCGAAGCGGTCGCCGCCGCCAACGTGCTGGCGGGAACCTCCGCAGACAAGTTCGCCTCTGACCTCGAAGGGCAGGCGGAGGCAGCCGGAGCAGCCCTGGACGCCTTCGAAGTCATCGACGAGACGCGCGTTTTCGCCAGGCTCCAGAACGACGTCGATAACCTCAAGATCTCACTCGGCCAGGTGCTCCTCCCGGTCCTCCAGGACACGGTGCTGCCGATCGTCACCGACGTCGTGGAGCGGGTCAAGGAGTGGATCGCAGCCTTCCGCGAGCTCCCGCAGGAGCAGCAGGACACGATCGTGAAGGCCATCGGCCTGGCCGCCGCCCTCGGGCCGGTGCTTCTGCTCCTCGGCGGGGTGGCCTCAGGAGCATCCGCACTGATTGGACTTCTCGGTGCCCTCGCCAGTCCGGTCGGACTCTTCGCCGCCGCCCTCGCCGGGGTGGTCGCCCTGGTCGGGGTGGACGACATCGGCGAGAAGATCAACGAGCTCGCCGAGAAGTTTGAAGGACTGCCGGAGCGGGTCCGCACCGCCCTCGAGGACTTCGTCACCACGGTCGAAGGAAAGGTCGGCCAAGTAGTTGGCTTCTTCTCCAGCCTCAACTTCGAGGACCCGGAGGAACTCGGGCGACAGCTCGCCGAAGGGCTCGGCGGAGTCCTGGAGTCGGCGCTCGAGAACCTGGGCAGCTTCGGCAGCAAGATCGTGGAAAAGCTCGACGAAGCATTCAGTCAGATCAACTGGATCGACCTCGGCCTCAGCCTGTCGTCATACCTGGTCCAGCTGGCATTCGGCTTCGCCCTCGGAGTCCTGAACGGCACCTGGTTCGAGCCGATCCTGCAGGCCATCCGCGACAACCCCGGCCTCTTTATCGGAGCGGTCGTCGGCCTGCTCTTCGCGCCCGCCAAGTGGGTCGGAGCGATCGCAAAGGCCCTGACCAAGATCCCCTTTGTGGGACGCCTGCTGTCGTTCTTTGTGACCGGAATCAACAGGATCGGCGCACCGATCCGAGGAGCGATCGGCCGCCTCTTCAACGGAGTCAAGGACGCCTTTCTGACCGCCATCCGAGGAGGAAGCACGCCGATCGTGCAGCAGTTCCGCAACTTCCTGGCCAGAATCCCGGCGGCGGTGAACCAGCTTTTCGACGACATCGTCGCCTTCGTCGGACCCGGGCTGAACCGCTTCGCGACCGCGATCGGAGCCGGCATCCGCACAGCGGTCACCTCGATCGGCAGATTTCTGGCGGACCTGGTCAGGCCCTTCACCAACTTCGGCAGAGGCCTGATCGACGACCTCTTCTCAATCGGGCGGAACGCCATCCGCAACCTGGTCGACGGCATCCGGCTGGCAGCCCGGAACCTGAAGACCGACATTATCAACGCCCTGGACGACCTGCTCGCGCCCATCAGGAACCTGAACCCGGCGCAGGCGCTGAGGAACGCTGGGCAGTCGGTCGGCGCCTTCTTCGGCGACCTCTTCCGCGCCGACGGCGGCCCGGTCGCCGGAGGACAGCCGTACATTGTCGGCGAGCGCGGACCGGAACTCATTGTTCCCCGGCGGTCGGGCACGGTCATTCCGAACGAAGCTCTCGGAGGGCTCGGCGGGGACCGGTACGAAATCACAATCGTGAATCCGGTCGCCGAGGAAGCCAGCCTGAGCATCCCGAACGCCCTTCGCCGGGCCGCCTACCTGAGAGGATGAGCATGCTCTCATTCGACGAACACTTCCGGATCGGCATCCTGAACTATCGGTTCGGGACGGCAGGCGTGATCATCGAGAACATCGACAGCGTCTACGAAGGGCCGAGCACGCGCGGACAAGACCTGCCGCGCATCTACATGCCCGGATCGTTTGCCGGCCTCCGGCAGCGCGGATCCGCCAGCTACACCTTCGTGCTGATTGTGAGCGGCCACACGGATCTGATCGGGTCGACGAAGGACCCGTCGAAGACGCTGCGCCAGCAGGCCCACGAGAACTTGGACGGCCTGCGGAAACTGAGCTTCCGAGACGCGGCGAACAATCCGATTTCGCTTCGCTGGTACAACCGCCCAGGAGCGGAAGCGGAAACCTACCTGGAAGCATTCGTTTACACCGGCTACGGCTTCGATGTGCAGCAGATCGGCCACGACCATTTCCGGGTCGTCATTACATTCCAAAATCCCCAAGGCGTCTGGTACGGCGACCTCGTCACAGAAAACTTCACTATGGCGGCCGGGACGCCGACCATCTCGAACATCACCATCAACCCTCGCGGTAATGTGCCCACCTCCGAGGTGCAGATGCTCTTCCCCACCTCCGGGGCCGGGACCACATCGCTGCAGGTCTTCCCCTCCGGGCAAGGGCAGTTTGTGAACGTGAACGCCGCGATCGGCACCGGAGGACCAGTCGACGGATCCGCCGCGTTCGAGGACCTCTTCTTCTCGGTCCCGGACCGGCTGCTGATAGAGACCGCCACCTTTCCGGCCACATTCAATCCGACAACCGACGTCAAGAGCGGGCTGGTGACCTACACCGACCAGAGGTGGATGATGCTGGGACCGGGATCCACCCAGGTCAGCATCACCCGCTACGGAACCGCATCCACATCGGCCAGCATAACGGCCCGAGGCGCATATGTCTAACGCAGGATGGCGCACCTCGGTCGCGATGCATTTCCTCGATCCCACTTGGGAGGACACCGACCTGTCCAGGCTCCCGGCCGTGGGCGCGATTACCGAGCCGCTGGCCTTCACGATGCTGGACGGCATCGACGAGCAGGGAGCGTGGACGGCGACCGCCCGGTTGAACGACATTCAGGTCAGAGGCGGTCAAGCTTTTCTACCGCCCTTGACGCTGCCGCCGCAGACGCCCACCGTCATGGCCGAATGGGACTTCTCAGGAGGAACGCCGAAGGACCCGACGTCGACGCACGCCTCCACCACCGCCGACACGATTGACGACACTTTCATCGGCAGCTTCAGCGTCGGATCCCCCGGTTACGCCACCGACCCGGTCGCGACCGTGCTGCCGCAGGCATTCGCTACCACCCCATCGCTGGCGACCACCTCCTACTTCACCATCGCGGTGACCATTCCGCAGGATGTGAAGCCGGTAGCATTGAAGATGCGCGTATCCCGAACCACAGCAGCCACTCCGACAGGCTTTTACGTCACAGCCTCATACGACGGGTGGACGAAGAAGCTCCCGATCCTGACCTCCGGTCCGCTGGCGGGCACGAACGCGCCGACCGAAGCGGTGCCGACGCAGCGCACCTCCTACACCGCATACAGCATCAATCTGGCGGACGTGCCCAGGCAGGCTTCGAAAATAACGCTCCGGGTCCACGTCTTCTCCCCGACGCCCGCGACCGACGGCCTGGACTTCGACCAGATCGAGCTATGGGGAACCTCCTACCCGCAGCCGCTGGTGGGCCGGGTGGTGCGGATCAACGTCGGAACGATCGACGGCAGCAGCGCGTTCGGGAAGACCGACGACGTCTTCTACGGGATCGTCGACTCATACGCATTTTCCGGAGTAAGCGAGAACAGCCTGGAGGCTCTGGTTCAGCTGCGCGGCCGAGGACTCAGAGACGTCTTTCAGCATCAGATCGTCGCACCGCCCGCAGCATCCCCGAAAGCATCGAGCCGGCTATTCACCACGCAGAACCCGGGACAGATCTGGGGGACGCTCCGAGACGAAGCGATCGCCCGAGGACTCCCGAAGTGGCCGCAAGCGACGTTCGACGGCAGCACCGACTCGGCAGGAAACGCATGGACACTTCCGGTCACGCTCAGCGTCCAGGTCGGATCCACCCTCGACGACCTGCTGCGCGCATTCTCGGAGCTGGGCTTCGAGGTCACGATGACCAGAGACCGACTGAACGTGTACGACGGCCGCGCAGGAACCGGATCGGAATCGGACCCGGTCGCCACCATCTTCGACCAGGCCGCGCAGGACCAGGAGAGCTTCGGACCGATCCGAACGGTCGCGTACACCCGGAAGGCCGACGGATCCGTAGAAGAGGCGAGCGGAGAATACACTCTGAACGCGTACGGCCGTCAGGAGACGTACATCGAAGCGCAGCGCACCGAGGGCAGCCTACTGGCGCAGGCGGCGCTGAACCGGCTCGGTACCGAAGCCATCAAGATCAGCATCTCCTACCCCTACATCCGGCCGCAGGTATTCTCCACCGGAGACGACCTGTACGCCGCGCCCGCACCATACAAAAGCTACCAGCTGGGAGACTGGGTCAAGGTGGCATCCCTCTTCTTCCCAGGCCACCTCACCCGGAGGGTGACCGCCATCACGCTCGGCCTCAACCCCGAAGGCGAGCTGACCGTCACGCCGGAGCTCGGCGACGTGCGAGACGACCTGGACCGCCGCACCAAGAAGCTGATCTCGAAACTGGAAGGAGGAACCGGAGAGGGCGCCAGCGTCGAGTTCCGGGATACCGTCGGGTCCACCGCCGCTCTGCAGCCGGTGACGCAGGTGACCGGAGCGACCGGAGTGGAAGGAACCATTCTCGGAGCGTCCATCCAGACGGTCGACCAGGTCGACACGTACGACAGCGGAACGAACCTCATCGTCACGGTCGGCGGCCTGACGGTCGCGAACTACACCGGAGAAGCGAGCCTGACGGCCGGAGACGAGATCTATGTGGTCAACGGGGAGGCGGCCGTCGGGATCGTGCCGCTTGGATCGTGAACCAGCAGCAGGACGCGAAGGTGGCTCGAGGCCTTGCCCGGGCACAGCATTTCAGGAACGGAGGTACGGTCGCAGCATGGCGCGGGCGTAGCGTCCGCTTCACCGATCGCAAGAAGGAACGAAACCGCCGGGCATGCCGGGAGAAGGTGCAGGATGAATGACATCGTCGTCGCGCTCATAGGCGCAGCACCAGCGACGCTCGCTGCAGCCGCAGCATGGAGAAAAGTGGCGGCACTCTCGAAACCGCTGGAGAGCGTCGCCAGCCGCGACAAGACGCTCGTGCAGACGGTCGACCAGGTCGCGAACACGATGGGCGAGGTGTCCGAACGGCTCGCGCGGGTGGAGAAGCGCACCGAAGCGCACCTGGCCTGGCACCGCCGCCAGGACGAGAAGAACGACAACGTCACAGGGATGTTCTGACGCACCCGGCCAGAGGCACGGTTTCAGGCATGTGGAAAGACGAAGCAGCCTGCCGAGGCGAAGGCATCAGCATCTGGTTTGCGCGCCGCACCTCAAAAGCCGGACAGAAGGCGGTATCCATCTGCAGGAGATGCCCGGTGCGGGAACAATGCCTTGCCGACGCGATGGAAGCCGAAGCCGGCTCCGGACTTCGGCTGGGCATTTGGGGAGGGCTCGGCCCAACCGAACGGGAGGCGCGAGATGGCTGAGCGCCCGGTGCCGTTCGAGGAGATGCTGCTGCGGGCGGCGGGAACGCTGCCGATGAGCGACCGGGCCGTCTCGATCCTCATCAGGCGCCTGAGAGAGGGCCGAGAACTTCCGATCGAGCTGATGATGCCGGCGATGCGCTTTCCGCTGCGGGTGGTCGGAGCGGTCGCGCCGGACCTTTCGGTGCGGCCCGAGATGATGGGCAAGATGTGCGGCTTGCCTGACCTGGAGGAGCAGGCGATCCTGGAGGCGGTGCATGCGACGGGCATGTGGGCGGGCGAGGCTTCGGCATCGGTGGTGCGGAGGCTGATGGCGGCGGTCGAGATCGGGATCCGCCCGGACGCGGCCGCAGCGGTCATGCGGATCCCGACGGAGGAACAGGAGTTTCTGTTCGAGCTCCTGGACCTGCATGCCCGGTGGGAGGCGCAGATGATTTTGAGAGTATGGGAGGTCCGACAGGACCGGAAAGGGTTGCGCAGGTGGCTGGGCGTCGCAAGACTCGTCGGAAGCCTGAGGCCGAAAACGGTACGCAGGTGGAGCCGGAAAGCGGAGACGCTGGACGACATGCCCGGACTGTAAAGCCGCACATCGGGTCACAGTAGTGCAGTTTCGCTGACCCTAAATACCATGCGAGTCTACGCCAGAAGGAGACCCGCATGGGACAGCAGCGCAACAACGGATTTGCCGCAGACTACATCGACGTCGCATCCAGGATCAAGACATTCCGTGAGAAGCATCCGGAAGGATGCCTCCGCCCGGTCGACCCGGCCGAACCCGTCAAGATCATCACCGTCGGCGACCGCACCTATCTGCAGTACGTCGCCGCCGCCTACCGGACGCCGGAGGACCCCGCGCCCGGGATCGGGATCGCCTGGGAAGCCTTCCCCGGCCGCACGCCTTTCACCAAAGACAGCGAGGCGATGGTCGCCGAGACCTCTGCGTGGGGACGCGCGATCGTCGCAGTCCTCGCCGCCGACACGAAGCACGGCGTAGCCAGCGCCGAGGAGGTGCAGGCAGCGAAGGGACGCAGCAGTGCGCCCACGCCAGCAGAGACGGATCCGTACGACGGCAAGTGGCTGCCGGACGGAGACGACAACGCCGAGGGCGGTCTCGCCGACTTCGGTTCACCTGCCACCGCGAAGCAGGTGCAGCGCATCGCCATCCTCCGGAAGCAGCTGCCGAACCTCACCGAGGACGCATATCGCAGCCGGCTCCAGGAAGTCTACGGGGTCGACAGCGCAAAGGATCTGACGAAAGCGCAGGCAAGCAAGCTCGTGAAGCAGCTGGAAGACGCGGCCCAGAAGGCAGGAGCATGAGCGACCGCCGATATGAACTCGAGCCGCTGCTGACCGCCTACGGGAAATCATGGCGCAAGTTTCGAGAAGCGACGCGCACGAACACCCAGACGCTGCATCAGGCCGCCAAGAACGGTCTGACCGCAGAGCAGGCCGATCGTCTTGCGATCCGCGCCGGACTGCATCCGATTGAGGTATGGGGACACGCATGGCTGAGCTGACATTTCCGGCACCGAACCGGCCGCTCAGCATCAACCAGACGAACAGAATGCATTGGGCGGAGCGGCGCAGGGTCCTGAAGCCGTGGAAAGACATAGCCGCCCTGACGTGGAAGCAGCAGGGACGCGCGGTCGCCGCCGAGCTGGACGGGCAGAAGGTACTGGTCGTCGTCAGCCTGCCCTTCGCGACGAAGGCTCGCCGCGATCCACACAACTACATCGGCACCGTCGTCAAAGCGATCATCGACGGTCTTGTGGCCGCAGGCATGAAGCCGGACGACACGCCGGAGTACATCCGGGTCGCCGAGCCGGCGCTGGTAGTCTCGAAGGACGCCCAAGTCCGGATCCGTCTGGAACCAACAGGAGAGCGAGATGGACGCTGAGAGCCTCACGAACAGGCCCGCCGAACAGCGGCTGCTCGGAGCATGCCTGAACGACCCGGCGACATTCGAGAAGGTCGCGCCGAAGCTCGGACCCGGCGACTTCTCGGACCGTCGGCTCGGCACCATCTATTCGGCGCTGGCGAGGGTCGCGCTCAAGGGAGATGCGACCCCGACGAACCTGGTCGAAGAGCTGCGCGACGGCGGTGAACTGAAGGAGGTCGGGGGAGACCGCGCGGTGCTCTTTCTCGCCGACATCAAAAGCGTCAACCGGGAGGAGGCGCTCGAAGCGGCGAAGACGATCCGCGATCTGGCAGCACGACGCGATCAGCTGGACGCAGCCCGCCGTCTGGTCGGCGCCATCGAGAACGGCCAGGACGGCGTCGACGAACTCGCCACCATCACTCGCGCCCGCGAAGACAGCGAAGGATGGGAGGATCTGCACTGCATCATCGAAGCCATCTACGAGGGCACCCACAAGCGCCTCGAACCGACGCTGCTTTCCAGGACGGACGGCAGCAACCTCCTCTACGAGGGTCGGCTGAACTGGCTCGCGGCGCCACCGGAATCGATGAAGTCGTGGCTGGCGAAGTACGCAGCGGTCGAGCAGATGCGCAAAGGACGCCCGGTCGTCTACGTCGATTTCGAGGAGACGGACGGCACCACCTGCGCCGAAAGGGTCTTCTCCATCGCCACCGCCGAGGGCGTTGACCGGGACACGCTGCTGGAGTGGATGGCGGGACCCGTCCAGGCGGACGGCAGCCGCGACCCGAACGGCCGCCTGTTCTACTACCGAGCAGAGAACGGCGGCTTCACCGCGAAGGCCCGCGCCCAGGTGATGGCGGCGGTGCGGAGCAAGTCCGTTCCGCTCGTCGTGCTCGACGGCTTCGCCGCCGCCATCAGCGCACACGAACCGCCGCTGAGCGAGGACAACTCCCGCGACGTCAACCTATTTTTGACCGGCCTGGTATGGCCGATCGTGGCCGCAGGAGCCGGAGTTCTGATCATCGACCACGTCGCCAAAAGCTCCGGCCAGCCCGGGCAGTCAACCTTCCAGCAGCGCAGCGCCAGAGGATCCGGCGCCAAGCTCGCCGCCGTCAGCGGAGTCATGCTCATGGCGTCCGTCATCAAAGCCGGCTCCGCATGGCTCCCGGGAGAGGTGGAGTTGTGGGTGGCGAAGGACAGGCCAGGCCGCATCAAGGTCACCCACAGATCCGGCAAGCGTCTGGCGGGCATGCTGGTCTCGACGCCGCTGAAGGACGGAACCGTCGAGAGCACCCGCATCCAGGTGAAAAGTCCGGAGCAGCTGGACGCCGAAGCAGAAGCCAAGAGATGGGACCTCATCGCCGCCGAGAAGGTCTCGAAGGTGCTGGAGGCGGCAGCGAAGGCGATGTCCAAGACCGAGGTGAAGGAAGCGCTGAACGAGCAGCGCAAGGAGCGCGGCGGCGCCGGGTGGCGCGGCGAGACGCTGGTGGCGGCGCTTCGCTTCCTCACCGAAAACGGATGGGTCACGGCGGAGAAGGACGGCCGCAGCGAGATGCTCACCAGCGTCAAAAACTACCGAGCCGACTTCGGTGAGATCCATGTGAGCGAGCAGCCCACCGCACCGGACAGCCGTGGCACCGGCTTCCCGGCGACGATGGAAAGCCCTTTCTGATGCTGGCCGACCATCTCTCCGAGGACCGCTTCCAGCCGCTCGACCGGGACGAAGAGGTCGCCGTCGCCGAGCGGCTGCGCCGCGCGATCGCGACCGGAAACACCCGGGAGGAGAAAGCGATCCGGCACATGCTGGTCGAACGGAACCTGCGTCTGGTGATGTACGTGGGCCGCCCATACGTGCCCAAGCTCGGACGGGAGGAGACTTTCTCCGTCGGCGCACTGGCACTCACCCGGGCGGTCGAAAGGTGGGATCCCGACAAGGGACACCTTTACGGATGGGCGGTACGGTGGATGACAACCGCACTCACCCGGGCGGTGGACGCGGCAAGACCTATACGCATCCCGCAGTCCGCCGCGCACCAGGCAGCTGTGGTCCAGCGCGACATCGCCCGGGAGGAGATGCGTATAGGACGACCGCTCAGCTGGGACGAGCAGAAAGCGGTCGCAGCCGGGCGGCCGATGTTCGAGGACTACCCTTACATCGGCAGCAGCCTGGACGGAACCCCCAGTGCAGAGGGCGATGACGCCGCCACTCTGATGGAAAGCATTCCGGGAGACAGCGAACCCTCACCGGAGGAGGAGGCGACATCGGCGGATCTCGCGCACCGGCTGCGGTCGGCGATGCGCGAGCTGACGCCACTCGAGCAGAAGGTGGTCGCAGCGAGGTTTGGTCTCGACGGCGCAAGGCTGAGAACGCTCGCCGAACTCGGTAAGGAGCACGGCGTCAGCGGAGAGGCCATGCGCAGAGTGGAGGCTTCCGCTCTCGGGAAGCTGCGGCACCCGGCACTGAACACGAACCTCGAAGCACAGTAGGACCAACACATACACCGGCGCAGCCGGAGGAGAAGCTACCATGACGAGAAGTAAAGTTGACGGAATGAGCTACGGGGAGGCGGCGGCGGAGAAGCGCCGCCGGATCGAGGTGAGCTCGCTCATCATGAACGTGCAGGAGGTGCGAGCGCACGCCGGCAAGTTCATCAGGGACCGACCGAGGGACGAGGTCGAGGGTCCGCCGGTCGACACGGACCGGCTGCTCGATCTCTGGAAGAACCGGGCGCTGTTCCACGACCCGGACAAGCACGTGGTCACCCGCAACGACGGCACGCACATCCTCGGCAAGTCGGACGCCAAGACGGTCAGCTGCTTCGTCTGCAACACGATGGTCGCCGACGAGGAGCCGTGGGCTCCGCCGAAGGACCTGGCGCCCAAGACCGGAAAGATGTGCTCGGAATGCTGGGCCGGCCCGATCCCGAACCGAGGCACGCACCTCACGCCCGAGCAGGAGGCGGAGAACGACCGGGCGCTGGCCGAGTG